AACAGCGGCATTTGCTAAATTAAGAGCAAAGTACGATGGAATTGACGAAGAACATGTTATTGATTTGCTTATGTCAGGAATTAGAGTTCCTGAAGAAGCATTAAAGCAACCAATTTTATTGGGTCGTCAACGTGCAATGATAGGATTTAACCAACGTTATGCAACAGATGGCGCAAACTTGGATAAGTCAGCAACAAACGGTATGGCAACAATTGACATGAATATAAGAACACCTGGAGCCATGAACACAGGTGGAATCATAATGGTGACTGCCGAAATTGTTCCAGAACAACTTTGGGAACGTAAGAAAGACTATTTTTTATATACAACAGACCCAGATACGTTACCTAACTATTTGTCTGATGTATTAGACCCAGAAAAAGTGGCAGTTGTAAAAAATGACCATGCTGACGTAAACCACGCAACACCAGATGGAACATTTGGTTATGCACCACTTAATCATGAGTGGCAAAAAGATGCTGTAAACGTAGGTGGTAAATATTACCGCCCTGCAAATGATGCATTTGACGAAGATCGCGCAAAAATATGGACAGCAGAAACTACAAATCCAACATTAAATGAAGACTTTTATTTATGTTCAGGTTTGCACAAGAAAGTATTTGCTGATCAGGTCAGCGACAGTTTTGAAATTACATGTTTATCGGACATGCAGATTGTAGGAAACACCGTATTCGGTGCAGGACTACAAGAAACTGACGCAACAAGCGATTACGACACAATTACTTCACAAGTTGATTCCTCACGTATCGTGAAGTGATAAAAAGCAGGGGAGTCCTCCCCTCCCCTGCTCATTTTAAAAAGGAAAAAAGAAAATGAATAGAATAAAACACGGTAATGTTAATAAGTGGACTGCAACAAAAGCAGGTCAAGTGATTGAGTTTGCATCAAGCAAACCAAGACACGTTAAGTTTGAAATTACAGCAAATAGTAATATTGAAGTTTGGGTTGCAAGTGATGCAAAAATGTCACAGCCCGTATTGGTGGGAACATCAAACGGAAAAACTGAAATTCAATATACAGCTCCTGCAACAACATATGTGCAAATAAAAGCTGAGAAATCAGCTGATGTATTTGTAAATATACCAGACTTGGATCAAGCAGTAGAAAATACTGATAATCCAAGTTTTACATCGATAGAGCCACGCGTAAACAACTCAACAGAGTTTGATCGAATGGTAGCATTTATGAAACACAATGAAACGCAACGCAACGCACAGCTTGAGGCCGAAAGAGCTGTACTAAGAGCTGAAGTTGCAAAAATAAAAGCAGTACAAGCTGACGAGGCAATTGTAGAAGCAGAGGAAGCAGCAGAAGATGCAGGAGAAACCTCCGAGTAAGTTTTTACGCTGGATACGGTTTATTGACCGTATCCAGTTCTGGCACAGGGACGAACTTGTGCACAGAACACACGTAGAAGCGGCACGATCGTTAGCAGAGCCAAACGCATCGAAAACACTCTGGGTTAAAATTCAGCAAACAGAAAACGACTATAGAGGGGTACACCCAGACATAGTCGAGTTTTGGAAAGCATTTTCCAAAGCAATGAAGCGACGCAATATTCCATTGCGAGCGTTTGAATTTGTACGCACTGCAGAACGGCAACAAGAGTTATACGATAAAGGTAGAAGCAAAGCATCTGCCGGATTTGGCGCACATCAATATGGAATGGCTGTGGATATAATTCATGCAACAAGAGCATGGAATTTAAGCAAAAAAGAATGGGATTGCATTGGTGCAATCGGCAAAGAAATTGCGCGTAAACGCAATATAAAATTAGATTGGGGCGGAGAATGGAACTTCTACGATCCCGCACATTGGCAAATTGACGAATGGCAAACCAAATTAAAAGAACCATTTTAAAAAGTAAGTTGAATAACTTACATCAGGCAAACGGAACGGAAACTCCATATATTGGAGTTCCGTTTGCCGGCGTTATCTCCCTACCCTTGTTAAGATATGCATTTAGTGACACCAAACTCAGGAAACAGCAGTAAATTATGTGTATCGCACCAATAAAATTAGATGATGGAACTGAAGTTGGGTGTCGCGAATGCTGGCAATGCCGCAAACGTAGAGTTAACGATTACGTTGGAAGATGCATTGCCGAAAGTAAGTTTGCAAAGAAAACTTACGCAGTAACATTAACGTATGGAGGTGACGAAGGCGTTAATGCAGTAACGTTGATTTATAAAGACGTACAGGATTTTCTTAAAAGACTTCGTAAAAAATATAAATGTCGTTACATAGTCACTGGAGAATACGGAAGTGCAAAAGGACGTTCACATTGGCATATAATATTATTCTTTCAGGATAATTGGCCAGAAGTGACGTCCAATAAAAGGGTAAATTGGAAATATTGGGCAAAATACGAAAACGGAGTGTTTCAACATTATCGTGGGTTTTGCTATTTCCAAGAGCCAGATTGGAAAGGTTTTGAATATTGCCTGAAATATGTTCTGAAAGATCAGACATCAAGGCAAAGCGATAGCCATTTGGCTATGAGCAAAAAACCACCATTAGGACACGAGTTTTTTCAACAATTAGCGAAACAATATGTTGAACAAGCCCTCGTCCCACAAACATATTTCTATAAGTTTGGAGACGTCAGGGATTATAAAAACCGAGAAAAAGGATTTATGATGCAAGGCAAAACAAGAGAAAATTTTATGGAAACTTTTATCAATGAGTGGGAAGCAAAATATGACCACGAACCGTTATCAGAAATAGTACACGACTATTACGACGATATAACGGACATAGAGTACACAGATGAAGAAATGTACGAACGCCTACATTATAAACCAGTTAAATATGTCGAACCTTGGGATGAAATTCAAGGTGATGGAATATTTAAAGACGATATTATGGTGGAAGCAGAATACGATGGAATACCAATAATATATTGGGAAAATAAAAATAAAACAGGAATTCAAATTTATACGGAGACGGATGAATGGCACGAAGAAAGACCAG